TATTATTAGAAGAAGCAATTAAATATTTTAATAATTATCAAAACTTGTTAAAAGAAAATTATGTTGTTAAATTAAAAGAAAAAATTAAAAATAAAAATACATTGATAAATGAACAAATTGATAGTTTAGAGAATAAATTAGATGAAATATTGAAAGACAATAAAGAATTATTAGAAAATAATAAAGAAATTATTAAACGCAACAAAAAAATGGAAGCTCAATTGAATGAAGCTTTAGAAAGATTAAAGATTACTAATAATAAGTTAGATGATGCTAATGAAGAATTAGAAGTAACTAATGAGAAATTAGATAATACTGATAAAACATTAAATTTAGTCACCAAAAAATTAGATATTGCTGTTGAAGATAGAGTTGTTAAAACTAAGTAAACAGCAATACTTGAATATTTTGTTATCATGAAAAATCCTTCAGTACATTACAAATATTATGCTATTAGAGGGAAAAATTTTATGTTTAATACTTAAAAAAGTCAGTATTGTTATTAAAAAAATTGATTATTTTAATTATTAAAAATAATTAATATGACTATTATAAAAATGTCAATTAATCTTAAAGTTGAAGGAATTATACAACATAATATTTTTACAGAAAGAAATATTATAGATTGGCATGAATATAAAAATAATATTATTAATAATTTTAATAATATTAATTTTTATGAAAATATAGAAAATTATGTGCCATTATGTGGTAGATCATTACATGTGTCTAGACCAAGAATGAGAAAATTATTACATAGTAGTATCGTATTAAATAATAAAATATTTGAAGAACTTGGTTATGATGTTTATAAATCAAGAGAACAATATGATGTTACACATAAAGATATTTGTGATTTAATAGAAGAATGTGTTAAGATTTTAGTTAAAAAACAACAATCATTATCTAAATTTGAAAATTATTTATTAAATTAATTTTAGGATTTATTTATTTTTTTTTTGTTTTTGATCCAAAAAGGTAATTTAGATTTATGTTTTAATTATAATGAATTAAATAAAAATTGAAATAAAATAATTTAAGAATATATAATTAATATATTATAATGTCTAGAACACTTGTTTATTGGTATGGAATTATTGGCATTCCTGGAAAAGGACCACATTATATGGAAACTTATGACCCAGATAGGACTATAGGACAAATAATTCAAACTATGACAATAAATGGACTTGTAGAAAAAAATAAACGTGTTGAAATGTTTAAACATCAGCCTGGAAATATTAATAAATATAATATATCTGATCCTCATTGGTCTCATGATACTAAATTATCTGATTATGTAAATTTAATGGGAGGACACAATGGTGCTGATATACAACTTATCTGTGTATTTATTTAATTTTATAAACATGTCTATTAAATAAATTTATTTTATTAATTATTATAATGAATTTTATAGATAAATATATTAAATATAAGACGCTATATTTAAAATTAAAAAATATCCAAATAGGTGGAAATAAACAAATATTAGAAAAAAAATTAAAAATGATTGAATTTGTTAAAAATAAAATATATGCATTAAATAATATTGATGTTGATAAATTAGATGAAGAATCAGAATTTCCTATTGGATCAATTACAAAGTTATTTACTATAATTTCTTTACTTATTTTACATCAAAATAAACAAATAAATATAAATGATAATATTGGTAAATATATAAATAATAATGAAATTAAAGAATTAAAAATAATAGATATAATGAATCATAAGAGTGGTTTAAAAGAAATATTTGATGGTGTTGATTATGGTAAATCAAAAATAAAATATACTTCTGCTACAGAAGTATATAATAAATGGAATAATGGTAAATTAATAGATAAAAACTTGATAGGTAAATTTGCTTATTCTAATATGGGATTTATAATTTTAGGATATTTAATAGAAACAATAACTAATATTAAATATTCAGATTTTGTTAAAAAAAATATATTAATACCATTAAAAATGAAAAATACAGGAATAAAAGATTGTAATGTTATTTTATATAAGGGTTTATTTATAGTTAGCTTTTATGATTTATGTTTATTATTATTTTTTATAAATTGAAGATATTTATAAAAAATAATAATATATTTTTAATTATATTGGTTTATTCATTATTTAAATAATATATTTAATGAATACACTAAAGTATTTAAAATAAATGAAACTATATTATCTTTTGCAGTAAGTGTATATTTCATTAATAATATAGTTTCATTTATTTTAAATACTTTAGTGTATTCATTATTTAAATATATTATTTAAATAATAAATAAACCAATATAATTAAAAATATATTATTATTTTTTATAAATTGAAGATATTTATAAAAAATAATAATAAACATAAATCATAAAAGCGAACTATAAATAAACCCTTTGATAAATAATTTTTGCATAGAAAAAAATACACGTATTTTTTTCTATGCTCATTAAATATACCATTTTTTTAATAAATCATTATAACATATAAATTTATTAAATATTGTTTTTAAATACATGATTGTGATAAATCTTCGATTTATCACAATCTTAAGACAGAAAATCTTTGATTTTCTGTCGTTCTAAATTAAATTTATAAAATAAATACGGTAATATAGGCATAAAAAAGAATATGTATATTCTTTTTTATGCAAAAAAATATTTATCTTCAATAAATATTTTTTTATTTTTTATGAAATTTTTTATAATTTTCCTGAAAATGAGTGTATTCATCGTCAACTATAATTATTTAAGAGGCTATAAACATCCCCTTAAATAATTTTTTATTAATTGTTTCAATATTTAAAATATTACCATCATTACATTTTTCAAAATCTTCTAATAGTAATATATCAGGTGCTTTTTCTATACCATCATCAATAATAATTTCAGTATTAGGATTTAATTCATCAATAATTTGTATAAAATTTTGTAAAATACAATTTAAATCTTCAAAATTAAGATGTATTTTTTAACTTAGCAATTTCTAATTCTTTTTTTAATAACTCATTATTAAATTTTTCTTGTTGTAATTCTAATTGATGTTTTAATTCTTGTTTTTCATATTTATCTTCTAACTCTTTAATTTTAGTTATCAGTTCACTTATATGACCCATGTAACTTTTACTAATTTGATCATATTGTTTATGTATTATTTTCATTAATTCAGTTGGTATTATTACCAATTCTTCATAATTTTTATAATTAAAATTAATATTAAAAGCATTAATAATTTGTTTAATATCAATTTCTGCTTTAGAAGTATATTGTGGATCGACATATCCATAAAATTTTAGTTTTAAATCACAATTAGGTATACTTTTAAAAGTATCAATATGTTCTACTGTTCGTCGTGATAAATCTTTAGTAAATCCATATTTACAAACAATACTATCATCATAATATTTATGATCAATTGTCATACTTGATCGAAGAGTTTTGACAGTTCCTAGAGTGAATAAATAAATACATGGTAAAGTATTTGTATTAGTATTGAATACTTCTTTGATAACTTTTGCATTAACACCTAAAATATTACTAACTAATTTATTCTTTTGTTCAATTGAACCCATTTGAACAGTAAATAGCGTCTCTGATGCCCATTTAATAAATTTATCTGTTTTATTATTTCTAGATACAAATAACACTCTAAGTATACCTTGATAAGTTAAAAATAATTCTTTTTTTACAATTGGTTTATCATTAATATTTTTACATGTTTTTTTCCCGCTATTGGCAGGATTTAAACATATAAAATATTTATAATCAACATTTTCTTGATAACTTTTTCTTTTATCAATAATAATATCTTGCAAATTATCCATTTCAAATCCATTAGCAATGTCTGTGACTTTAAAATAAATTTGATCATGTTTACGTTCACCTCTAGTTTGTATTTCAATTATATTATCTTCATTATCTCTAAATTTTTCATGATTGTCAAGCTCAATAATATTGGGTGCCTGTTCAATACCATTATCATCAATTGTATTTTCCCCCTGTAATTCATTAATAGTTTTTATAAAGTCTTGCCTAATTAATACTTTATCAATTTTAGCTGATTTACCATCAGATATTTTCCATTGACTATCAATAATTCTAGCATACAAATAATTATTTTCATCAATATTTTTTTTTCTGATTAAATCTTTACTAGATCTACAACTTTTAGAATAAATAGGAGCATTTTTTAAAATATAATCTGCTAATACATAATTTATTTCGTTAATTGTTATTGTTTCCATTAATATTAATACTTGTTATATCTTTAAATGAATACATGTATATTATTTATGAATACATGTATATAAGATTTTTAATGATTGATTTGATTATGTGGCATCCAATAACCGCAACCATAACTTTAAATAATTCTTCACCAACATCTATATCTCGAGCTATTATTGCTATATGTAAATCTTTTAGACTATAAAATTTACAATAATGATATTTTTTATGAAATTTTTGATAATTTTTATAAAAATGGGTGTATTTTTAATTTAAATAAATATTAACAGTTTAATAATTATATCTAAAATGAATAAGGGTAATTTTTCCGCAGTCCATACAATTGTGATAATGAAACGGAAATGAGTAGATTAGAAAATAAAATTAAACAATATGTTAAAGAAAAAAATATACACAACATATGACAAATATACTGAAGTATTTTTACACAATGATATTAATTATATTATAAGTATATTTGACAATTTTGCTAAAGATATTACTAAAAAAATAGACAAGTTATTATTAATCGAGTTAGAGAAAACTAAACAAATTGAATTAACTAATATTCCTGAAATTGAAAAAACATATTATTCATTTTAATATTTAATAATATATAGAAAATATTATATTTATTTTTTAAATAAGGCATCAAATAATAATATAATTGTATAAAGTAATAATATATGTTATTATTATTTTATTCAATTTAATAAAATATAATTTTCTATAAGGTGAACATCCCTATATTATTAAAATTGAAATTATATTATATTGAATTGCAATCATAATTTCAATTTTAATAATGCCAGAAACAAAATATAATGACAATGATTGCTAAGATAAAGTGTGGAATTTGACAAAAACTATTAGCGGTAAAGATCCTAATATATATAGAAAAAATTCAACAAGAAATCAAATTTGTTATAAATCTTATGGAACAAATGGAAAACAATCATGGGATATTGATCATATTAAACCATCATCTAAAGGAGGTTCTGATTGTTTAAGAAATTTACAAGCATTAAGTTCTACTGTAAATAGGAGCAAAGGAAATAGTCAAAAAAAACCTTCTCGCCATTTTAAATCTAATAAATAATAATAGCTTTATTAATTTTTTTCTAATAATTTAAGTTTATATTGTAATATCTCAATATCTTTATTCTTCAATTCAATATCCTTATCTTTTAATTCATTTTTATATTTTTCATTTAATAATTCAATATCTTTATCTTTTAATTTAATATTATTATTTAATTCTAAAATATCTTTTTCTAATTGAATAATCTTGTTATTCATTTCTTCATATCTACCAATATAAGAATTTTGAATCATTTTGTAATGTTGTTTAATTTGAGCTAAATCTTTTTTATTAATAACAATTAATTCTTTAGTATTTTTATATTCAATAATATTAGATTTAAAATACTGTTGAATATTATTTTCAGCGTCAAATATATATCTAGAATCAATAATAGAAAAACAGATTAATTCAATATTGCAATTGAATTCTTTATTAAATTTCTTATTGTGTTCTGAGCATCTACGTTCCAAGTCATATGTGCATCCAAACTTACATAATAAATCGTCATCATTATAATTATTATCTTTGAATATATTATTAGCATTATTAATTAAATATAAATAGACACAAGGCAAAAATGTTTTAACATTTTTGACATTCTTAAAAATCAAATATTATTTGATTTTTAACAAGGCGTTTTAGAAGAATTATTCTTAAATACATCTTTAATGGTTTTATGATTAACACCTAATAAATTAGATGCTAATTGTTCTTTATCATCAGATTCACCTAAATGAACAGTAAATAATTTTTCACTTGCCCAATTTTGAAATGATTCAGCATTACCGGATCTGGAACTGAATAAAACTTTTAATACACCATTATATGTAAGATATAAATATTTTTTACTTGATCGATCATCATCATTAGTTACTTGATTAACGATAAAATTTTTATAATGAATATTAATTTTATATTCATTATCTTTATTATTTAATACTTTTTGTAAATTGGGCATATCAAATGATTTACTAATATCAATAACTTTAAAATAACAATTATTATGTTTCCTTTCACCTCTGACTTCTATTTCTAGTGAATTACCATTAACATCTTTAAATTTTTCTTCATTAGTTAATTCCAATATTTCAGGTGCTTCATCATATTGATAATCATTATTATTAATTTCTTCTTTGAACTTGGGAACATTATTATTAACCCAATTTTCCTTAATTAATAATTTAGCTTTTTGATAATTTTTATTAGAAATAATCCATTCACCATCTTTAACATAACCGAAAATATAATCATCTTCAGTTAATCTTTTTTTATCAATAATGGTTCTAATTCTACTACAACCATAAAAATAAACAGAATCATAATTATATAATTCTTCAGCTTGATATAAAATATGACCATCTAATTGTATTACTATGGGTTTTGACATTAATAAATATATTATTTTTATCTTTAAATATATATTTTATTTGAGAATAATAAAATTTTTATTATTAATAATAATTGATTTTTGCTGTTAAAGATTTATGGTTAGGTATAATAGATAAAAAGGATAAAAAAGAATTATATAAAATATATGATAATTATTGTTCTAAATATAAAAATTACAATAAAGAAAATAATAAAAATATATTCAAATATTTAGATCCAATTGTTAACATTAATTATATTATTTAATATATCCTTATTCATATTTGTTATATTTTATATTGATTGTTTCATTAAATCCATATCACGTTAAATTACAGATCTTATCATCATTAAATCTTTTGTTATTAAATTACTCATATTTCCTTTCATGTTTGCTATTATACTCTCAAATACATCTATAATCATATCATTTATTTGTTCAAAATCCAAATTTGGATATTTCTTATAAAAATTAAATTTATATTTATATTTGATATTTTATTGTAACATTTTTTGTAATTTATAAAAAAAAAAATATTACGATAAATAATTTTGATTTAATTCATATTAATAAAAAAATTGATATTAATAATCATTTAGGTTAAATTAAAATATTATAATGCAAAAAACTAAAAAACAAACAATTCCTAAGGCTCTTAAAATAGCAGTATGGAATAAATATATTGGTGAAGATATTGGTAAGACTAAATGTTTATGTTGTAATATTACCGATATCACGCAATTAAAGTTTCATACTGGTCATATAATTGCAGAAATTAATGGTGGAACGTTAGATATTGATAATTTAAAGCCTATATGTGAAAGTTGCAATAAATCTATGGGCAAAAAAAATATGATTGATTTTCAAAAAATTTTAGAATCAAAAACTGTAACTGTAAATGAACCTAATGATCTTGAAATTAAAAAAAATATGTTAAAAGAACAAATTGATAATGAATATCAAAATATCGTTAAATCTATAAATGATTATTATGCTTTAATTGTAAGAAGAGAAGGCATTAGAGGAATTACGGATAAATCATCATGCGCTTTTAATAAAATTTCAGGTAATAAACAAGCTGATATTAATATGAAATTTTTTAATAAATTAAATAAAGATGGTTTTAATGGAATTATAATGAATACAGCTGATTTTAATAATCCTTCTGATACTATTAAAACATCTGAAATGTATAATTCATATCTATTAAAAAATTATGAAAAAATTTCAATGGTTAAATTTGCTGAATATATGAAAGCAAATAATATTGAAACAATT